GCAGGCCGAAAGAGATCAACACCGGTAGAAATCTGGTTGACCTCAACTTAGTGGAGAGGTTAGCATCGGCAGGTGTACTCCAACAACAGATAGCACATGTATTAGGAATGAGCCACCAGGCATTTTCAAGAGCGATGAGGCGACACCCAGAGATAAAGGAAGTGCTGAATAAGGGGAAGGCGAATCCGAATAGGAGAGTTGAGAATTCACTATTCAAGAGGGCATTAGGTTACGAGGTTGAGGAGTACATTCAAGAATATGCTTACGATGACTATGGGAACCAGGTATTAAGACCGCTGAAGAAGTCTATCAGGCATATTCCTGCCGACTTCAAGAGTATGAAAGTATGGCTTATGCATAGGGATCGAGACAGGTGGCCAATGACGGATAAGGTAGAATATCAAGGGGTGATGACATTTAGGGATAGGGCAATAATGTCGAAAGGGGGCAGCTAATGTTTAGAGCAAGGGAATATAGTAGTCATCCAGTATGTGATAAGTGTGGTAGTATGGAAGTGAGTTTTAAGTATCAAAGTGAAAGTGATATCTTACATGTGACATGCGTAACCTGTGGAAGGCAGTTCCTTATGCACTGTATAGGAGAAGAGGATTTGACGGCGAAGATTAAAAAGAGTTATGGAGGAATAGCGAAGGCTATTCTGAGTAATATCGAAGGCTATTTGGAGGAGATGGGAGAAGATTAATTCACATATAAACTTATAAACGATATAGAAGTTGATATATATATGTTTTTCAACCTGGTAGCAATAGATAAGAGATGGCGTAAGGTGAGGCGGCCAGTAGGTAGGCCGGATCTCATTTCTACAACAGCTATGCCCACTGTTACGACTAAGACAGAAGTATTCGATCCATTTGGAGATATGGGAGATTTCAACTTACCACCTGACTATATCAGCAAGGGATTGAGGGAAGTAAACGAGGATGAGATAAAGTATTCGAAGAGCCTGATAGAGTCATATAGGAAAGACCCACTGAAGTTTGTAAGGAAGGAGTTAGGGATACCAACGCATGTATGGAGGAATGATTGTCCTCCTAGTGATTATATCAGCAGTCCACTGATCCCACTACCGCTATGGTCTAAACAGAGGGAGATATTGAAAGCGTTAGTGGAACATAGGAAAGTGGCAGTAAAGAGCGCACATACACAAGGGAAGACACACGTAGCAGCCATTGCGACATTATATCTAACATATGTTTGGCAGGCATTGGGAATAACTACAGCCCCTTCAGGCAGACAGGTGAAGCGACTACTTTGGGCAGAGATAAATGCAATATGGAATAGGGCTAATCAATGGCAGAGATCAAGGGGTAGGCCAGGACTAGGAGGAAAACTATTACAGACAAGTTTAGAATTAGGAGACAAATGGTATGTGATAGGTTTCAGTACTGATAGTAAAGAATTCAATATCCCTGGCTTCCATGAAGAGACCGTGTTTGTAATAGTGGATGAGGCGTGTGGCTGTGCTCCAGAGTTATTCCCATTGCTAGATACCATCCTCAGTTCAAAGAATAGTATCGTCCTATATATAGGAAATCCGATAGATCCAGATACAGAGTTCAAGAGGGCATTCGATCCTGATAGTGATTTCTACCAGATAACTATCTCAGCTTATGATTCCCCAAATGTGAGAAACAAGAAGATAATATACCCGAAGTTATGCCACCCTGAATGGCCTGATAGGATAAAAGCAAAGTATGGGGAGGAAGATTCATACTTTATATCAAGAGTACTAGGAGAATTCCCACAGAACACAGTCGATTCACTAATCCCATTTAGATACATACAGGCGGCATTGGATAGGGAACTGCCTGAAGGTAGAACGATTACACTTGGCGCGGATATAGCTAGGATGGGTGGAGATAGGATTATTGTCAGGAAGAGATCGGCAAGCGGCAGAAGTAGGGAAGTATTGAATAACGATAAGCAGAGAGTAACCCAAACGGCAGGTCAGATAGCCAATACACTTAGACAAGAAGCAGTAAAAGACGAGGAAGGAAATGAAATCTATCCAACAGTTAATGTCGATGATATTGGTGTTGGAGGTGGAGTCACTGATATATTATTGGAACAAGAAGAGAATTTCCCAGTGAATGGAATCAATGTAGGAGAGTCAGCGAAGGAAAAGCAGGAGATGGAGCCGCTTGACGAACTGGCGAGATTGAAATTCCAAAACAAGAGGGCGTATTATTATTGGAAGTTAAGAAATATCTATATGGCAGGAGAAGTTGATATCGACGACGCAGAGCTAGCAAGGGAGTTGATGGCAATAAGGAAGAAGGAGAAGAGTGATGGAACGATTGCTATAGTAGAGAAGGATGCCATCAAGAAGGATTTGGGTGGGAGATCCCCTGATAAAGCAGAAGCGCACATGCTTGAATTTGCTGAGGACGAAGTTGAAGGGATTAGTGGAACGGTAGGTGGCGGAATACCAATGGCGACAATGATTTAAAGTGTGGAAGTGTAGGAGTATTTATTAACTTATCATTATACATTATTAGCAGTAGGTGTAACAAGAGGGAATGATACGGACAGGTAAAGGCCCTCCTACACTTCCATTTAAGAGGATTGAAAATGACTACCCCTATACAAAGATTGAAACTGGTTAGTGGGCCACAGGAACAGCCGGTAACGCTTCAAGAAGCAAAGGCGTATTTGAGCATTGCCGATGACGATAATAGCAAAGATGGTCTAGTAAGTTCTTTGACGATCGCTGCTACGGAGAAGTTTGAAGAGTTAACAGGTAGAAGATTAATTGAACAGACGCATGATATGTTCCTAGCCGAATGGCCTGCTGCTGGCAATCCGAAGGTCGATCCAGATGACATGGGAGATTATATTGAACTGCCATATGGAGAGTTATCTTCCATCACATATATAAAGTATAGGGATACGAATGGGGATTGGCAAACATGGAGTAGTGATGACTATGACGTTCAGAATGGATACGAACCGGGGAGAGTATATCTTGCTTACAATATAAGTTGGCCTACGAGTGTACTATACCCAGGCTACTCAATACAAATAAGGTTTGTCTGCGGAACTTCTCCTGTATCAATTTCAGAATCGATGAAGATGTGTATAAAGTATCTTATAAGTGAGTTGTTTATCAATAGGGCATTCGAGCCGGTATATGATGAATTTTTCATGCGGATGATTACGCCGCATATGCTAAGCGGATTGATACCAGGAGTATATTCGGCATCCAGTATGGAGTAGGAGATATGACAGTCTACGCGAAGAGAAACGAGAGGCTAGTAATTGGGGAGAATGTCTACGCCTTGAACTTGGCTTCTGGTCAAAGTCTGAAAGATAAACTTATGGAATATGCACACCTGTTGGATGCTGGTGATAGGGTAGAAATATTCTTTGATGATGGTAGAACTTTTAATTATATATATAAGGCCGGAAAGTTTATTAAATTAAAAGCATGTTGAGAGGAGGTAGAGAACTATGCGAATAGAGCATATAATTATAATTCTTCTACTGTTTTTAGTTATACGATTATGGCTTGAGAACCATCACTTAACTAATGAAATAAAGAAGAGAGAAGAGATGATAGAAAGGTATATGAACTTTATGGCGATGTCGCCGAATCCTCTTCGTCTTCTTCAAATCCATCGAGAGGAGGTAGTAAAATGATAAATGATAAGGATATTAATTTGCATTTTATTTTTTAGTGCAAGTGCAGGATACAATAGGGAAGGGATTGAAGTTGTAGAAACGATAAACTTTACCACTCAATAGCTTTTGGGTGCTAGTGGTGAAAGAGAGGAATATATGGCAGGAGCATTAGACGATGGCGTATTGAACGCCGTAATTAATGAAGAGTTCAAAGTGATTGCCGGTGGTCCGGCAGTAGGAGCATCCATTGCTCAGTCAATACTTTCAGTGGATGCAGTAAACAACCAGCGTTATGTCAATGCGATTACTAACGCGGCACTGATGGAAGCATTGGGACAGCGTAGCGGGATGGATGTGAGTGAAAGCGCTGCCCGAGGGCATGAGCAGGCGCTTGCAAGTTCGGATGTGGTAGCAACACTCGGGAATATGCAAGTCACCCTTCAGGCATTGGCCCAGGCGGTAGCAAAGATCGCTCAGACAACACGACCTGAGACTGGCGCTGGCTAAAGATCGGTAGTATAGTTAATAACAAGACCGGATAAAATTATAAGATAAAACCATTAGCACCCAAATTTAAATATTAAATGTGAGAGGAGGAATGTAATGGGAGACATATTTGTCGACTTTGAAAAGCGGATGGCAGAAATACAAGAGGGACTTGACAATCGTCATGCCGTTATAATGAAGAATATAAGCGTTGCAAGGGAGAACCTGATGAAGCGATTTTCTGATTATAGTAAAGTCCACAACTATAATCAGGAGCCGGAAGGGGAAGGGAATGAGAAGTCAAAGGCAGAAGATGGGCTGACGCCTGATCCAATAGAGACGATTGGCGAGGTAGAGAAGTTATTGGAGACTCTAAAAGAGCAGATAAAGGGAGTGGAAGAGGCAATAAGCAAGAACAATAAAGGAGCAAGTGATGGCAAAGAGAATGAAAGTAGCAATCAAGGACAATGACGGGCACTATCTCTGTAGCGAAAAAGGGGGTAGTAGAGGTGGCGTTATAGTCCATAATAGGGATAGATTAGGGCCTTGGGAGGAATTCGAGATCAT